CCGTTAATATTTCCTGAAATTGTTTGTCCTGAACCTAATGTAAGTCCACCGTTAGCAGTAATCAATCCACCAAACTGTGATGTTCCTGTAATTATAGCATTAGTGTTTACAGTTAAGTTATCAGTATTCATTGAGTCTGAATCAATTGTACCAATTGATGTAATTGTACTACCGGCTCCGCCAATAATACTGTTACCTAAAATACTAAGGTCACCGCCAAGTTGCGGAGTAGCATCATCACCGACTTCAAATGCTCCAGTGATTACAATATTATTTCCACTTTTAGTAACAACAATATTTGCGTTGCCGCCTTTTATACCAACTAGTTGTCCTGATGAACTAGCAGTTAGTGTGTCACCATTATCTACTTGAATTGCTCCAAAGTCGTTGTCTGCTAAATTTGTTGTGTTTATGTATACGCTGTTACCATCAGATGTAAGTGCAATAGTACCATCACTGTTTCGTAATGATTTAAATTCTAAATTCTGTGCAGTTTTTACTTTAAATACCCCTTCACCTATACCTAGGTTTGAAGCAGTATTAGTTTCTCCTCCAACAGCAAGTAATTCTGTAAAGTTATCATTAACTTTATCAAACGCTGTTCTTAGATCGTCACCTGTACCATCATTTGGATTAGTACCTATATTAATTGTTTGTATTGCCATAATAGTTTCCTACACCTTTATTTACAGTCTACCAACCACAACTTCGATGGTTCCAATATCTGTTGAATTATAATCTTGCAGTGCTTTACCGATAACACTCCCTAATTTTGGATTGTCCATTGCAACTCCAACACCTGGAACATCACTTGTTACAATCATATCACCTTTTGTAATATTGCCTACTACTTTACATGGTACACGACCTGTTAATGCTACAGTAACAACAAAGTCTCCTGCTAGGTCTGCATTCATTAAGTGTGCTGGATTAGTTGAAACTACCCCTGCAACTTTAGTAGTCATCATCTCGTTTGCTTCAGTAACTTCATTTGCACCACCAAACATAATAACTGTGCCTGGCTCATAAGTATTATCACCTAAATAATTCTCTGCCAAGTCAGCAAATCTAGCACTTGTTGCAGTACCCTGGAATAAAGTTGCATACACATTAGCATATTTGTTTGCTGTTGTTCCAAGATCATATGTATCATTTGCACTTGGTCTAATAGCACGACCTATCAATGTGCCTGTCATTGTATCACCGTCAATATCTACATAGTCTGCATCGTGATTGTGATTAACTGATGTACTAATATCTGCGGCACCGCTACCATCAAAGTTAACTGTACCTGTTACTGCGCCTGATACTGATATTGCTTGTGCTGTTGTAAGTTTAGCCGCACTACCTGCAAACGATGAGTTAGCAACAACTTCTGTTATTGTAAGTGCTGTTGCTCCTGCATTATTTTGAATTGTAAAGTTTGTACCTGATTCTTTTTTCTTAATAACTTCTGCATGTAATGTTGTACCGTAAATATCATTCCAAAATTTTGTACTAGATCCTAAATCAGTTGTGTTATCTACTTTAGGTTCTAAATTAACAACACGTAAAGTAGTAGCATCGTTCATGCTCACTGTGCCGTCTTTCATTATAGCACCCGCAGTTTTTACGTTGTCATAATCAGTTACATCTGCACCATCTTCAACATTAGCAATAGTTCTTACCTGTGCAGGAGTAAGTGCTTGAACTGCCGCCGCCGCTCCTCCGCCTGCAGGTACACCTAAAATACTTGATGCCGCTTGGTGTACAAATTTGCTTAATGGAACACCGTCTGTTAGTCCTGTTGAAGTTTTTAAAGTAACCCAACCTGTGTCAATTGTAAATTGTGAATCATCAAACGCCGCAAGTCCACTTGATTGTTGTATCATACGTGAGTTTGTAACAAAGCCACCACTGATATAAGGTGTAAATCCAACTGTTCCGTTTACTGTACCTGTTAGTGCTTGGTCAGTGTAAATTGTAAAGTTTGTATTATCAACTTTACTAATATAATAAAAGTTTGTGTTAAGTTCAATTGTACCTGCAATATTGTTAATACCAATTAAGTCTCCATTAACAAGGTCGTGTGCAGATGAAGTAGTAATTCTAATTGGGTTACTTAAAGTAATACCACTAATTGCTTTACCACCTGCGTTAGCACTTGCTCTTGCAGTTGCAAGTTCCATGCTTAATTTAGATTGTTGTATTCCAGCAACTTCACTAACATCAGGGTCTTTAATGGAACCTGTTGCTAATCCAACTTGTATTGAATTACCTGCTCTTATAAATCTAATGTCACTACCTGTGCCTGTTGGTTCACCAAATGTTCTTGAACCGCTAACTGCATCAGTTGTAGTATTAAGTGCAGTATTAACCATTCCAACAATTGGATTACCTAAACCGTCTACAGTGTTTGTTCCTGTAAACATTAATAAATCTGTGTTAGCAGGATTTCCTGTAATAGTTGTTCCTTCTAATCCACCAATACTGTTTTGTGTATCTACATATTGTTTTGTAACTGCATCACTTCCGTCAACTGGATCACGTAACGATTTAATTCTATTACCATTCATGTCAATTGATCCACTGTCAACAGTACTATCATTTAACATTACAAATGCTGTTACATCAGTTCTAACACTGTCTGTAAAGTCACCTTTGAATACACTGTCTGCATATAATTTGTTAATTGCATCAGTGTTGCTTGTTCCTTGGAAAATGTTTGTAATTTTGTTAGCGTTTAAATTAAGTTCGCCATTCATTCTGTTCCAAGCAAGGTTAGTGCCATTGTAGCCTGCTCTACTTAATAATCCAAATGTACCACCTGCCGCTTGTGAACCTGTTGTACTAGGCTGTGGAAAATCACTGCCGTCTTCGTGCTGTCCAATAATACTACTGTTAATATATTTGACTAAAGTTGATTCTGTTGGTACAGCATCATCTGACTGTCCTTGCATTTTTCTATCAGTTGAAAACTCGTCAATTGATGTACCTTTTGTAAATTTTAAACTGTCAACGTTTGTTAAACCAATGTTTGCGTTAAGTTCAACTGAACCATCACCTTGGTTAACACGGAAGAACTGTCCAACTCTAAAGTTACCATCTTGGTCTGTACTTGCATAGAACGTTCTACCTGATCCAACTTCAACTGCTTCGTTTGCTTGGTCTGCACTAAAGTCTGGTTTACCTGCAGGTGATCCGTAAACGTTGTTTGGATAGTTACTGTCAATATAGTTACCCCAACCAATATTTAGGAAGTCGTGTCCTGTTGCTCTCATTGTAGAAATACGTGTTGTAACAATTGATGTTGTACCACTTGATAAGTTTGGTGGAACACGTAAATCTAATAAATGTTCTTGTACATTAGAAACTGTACCAGTTGGTTCTTTTACATCAAATCTTTCTACGTTTAGAATTCTAAATACTTGTGCGTCAATACCAACACCAGCAAATTTTAATGCACTACTTGGTAAAACTCTTGGAGCATCTGTAATGCCTGTTAGTAGAACTTTTTTACCAATTGTAAGTGTAATGTTAGCATCATTTGGAACTTGTGTTCCTGTTCCAATGTTTAGTGCTGATCCCAATGATAGTGTTGCTTTACCACCAAATATTGCATCTGCACCTGAACCATTGTATGTTCCGTCTACTACTGATGTTGCATTAAACCCTGTACTTAAACTTGAGTTTGTGTACAAAAAGAATTCTGTAGTTCCATTACCACTAGTAACATCAATATAGTATGCGTTGTCTATTGTAGTAAAACCGTTTCCGTCAAGTCCTTCAATTACTACAACTGAACCATGTCTAAATCCGTGTGCAGAACTTGTTGTAATTTTAGTTGCACTACCTACGTTAATACTAGCAATTTCAAATCTAGCACCTGTAATTTCATTTACTACATATTCTGTTGTGTCACTGTTTGTTGCGTATGCTGTTAATTCAATTCTTGAATCTTCAAAAGGCAAATAGTCAAAGTCTTTAATTTTTATTTCTGTATTACCTGATTTGTTAACAGTACCGCCTACTGTGTCTGCTTTAACAATCTGTGTATAATCTGGATCTGGTGAACCAGTTGCTTGTGCGTTAACATGTCTAAAGAATGTTACACCACTTTGTAAGTTTTCATTTGGATCACTGCCTTCTGCTTTTAAACCAATACGTCCATAACAACTTGAACCGTTAAGTGATCTAATTTGTCCACCGTTTCTTGCCCAATAAGATGTATCACAATAATAAGTGAATACAGATACTGCTTCAATTAGTCCTGCGTTAGTTGCAATTAATCCAAATCCGTCTGAGTTGATTTGTGTATAGTCATTACAAGTCATGGACTTGTTACCAGCAGTTTCTAATCTAATTTCAGTTGTTTGTGGAATGTTACCTGTTGAGTTAGAAGATGTTCTTGCTATAATTGTTGTAGTACTTGCAAGTGTAAGAGTTTGTTTAAATGTACCTGCACCTAGTCCGTCGTCAACTGGTGCTGTTGCTCCAACTACTCTATGTGTAAATTTTTCAAAGTCACTTACACCAGTTACAAAGTTTCTTGAATCTTGATATAAGAATGTTGTTGGTAATTGTATTTCTCTTGTTAAACCTTGTAGTGTAATAGTAGATCCACTTGCAGGATTATCAACTACTGTACCATATTGTACACCAGCATTACCGTCAACATATTGACCACCACCGCCTTGTCCTGAGAAACTTGAAACTGTTTGTACATAAGGTGATTTAGTTAAAATTTGTCCATCTGGATCAAGTACGTTAATAAAACCTTGATGTCTACGTAAACTTAAATTACGTAGAATTGTAGCATTGTTCATTAAGAACATATCCATATGTTGGTTTAGTTTCTTAAGTTCAATTACTGTGTTGTTATTAATTGTTGCACCAAGTGTTGTGGCTGTTGTTGTATTAATGTCAGAGTAAATATTACCTCTCCATCTACTAGTATCTCCAACAGCGTCTGGGTCACTTGCCCAATCTTTAACATAATAAGTTACACCACCGTTTACAAAGTATAATCCGTTAACTGGAGGATAAGCAACGTCTTTGATTGTAATCTGATTACTACCAATTTGGTTAACTGCACCACTAAATGTATCTGCACGTGAATACTGTGCATCATAGTGATTTCTAAATCTTGATTCCTTTGGAAGTGCTGTTCCGTTATATCTTAATAAGTCACCTTTTTCATATGTTAAATTGATTGCACGTGAAGGAGGTCTAACTCCAACTAATGGTTGTATAATTGTACGTCTAAACTCATCACCTTTAAGTGAAACGTTTTCTGGCAATACAATTGGAAAGTATTCTTCGTAAAGTCCTGACTCAACAAAAATTGTAATTTCAGGTAATGGAATATTTGTTTCTCTACCTTCTCCGCCTGTTTTTGTTGGAGCAACACCTGTACCATTTGTAATCACATTAGTAACAATGTCCATCAATGTACCAATAGTAGTAGACGCTCCTGATTCTGCAATAATTGCCGCATCAATAAATTGTTCATATCCACTTTGGTTACTAAATGTACCTTCAAATGCTGGTAATGATCCTAGTCCTGAATTAATAACAGTTGCAATACTGTTCATTAAGTTGTTTACTTTTGTACTTGCCGCACCTTCACCGTTGTTTGAACTTGTGTATTGTGCATATGTTGATTGTTTACTACTTGTATATGACAAGTTTTGTAAAACAAAGTTTCTTACTAGGTCTTTAGCAAAGTCTAGTGCATCAACAGTTTGTGCTTGTTGCCCGGCAACTTGACTTGTTGCACCGTCCCAATAGTTTTGTGCGTTATCTCTTGATTTAGTGTTACCACCAAATTTTAAATCAAATGCAACGCCTTCTAAAATTAATTTTGTATCACGTCTACATTTAGATTCATTGTATGTAAAGCCTGTCCAAATACCTACATTGTTTGTAATTTGATCATTAATATATGCAATAGTTTCTTCAGCAACAAAATCTAAGTTTTGTGTAATTAAATCATGTGCATAAGGATTTCTAGTATTGCTTGGAGCAACATATGCAGTGTTTGTTAAAACATTTGTTGTAATTAAATTTTTAGCAAAGTTAATTGCCGCTACTGTTTCACTTTGTTGTCCTGCAACTCTAGATGTAGCACCATCCCAATAACTTAATGCCGCATCAACAGTTTTTGAATTACCTACATAAGTTAAATCAAAACTTACAGCATCAATAATTAATCCTAGGTCTCTAAAACACTTGTCTCTGTTAAATGTAAATGTATCTGCAAAATCATCTGTGTTGTCGCCATCGTTGATTTCGTTTTCAATAAATGCAAGAGTTTCTTCTTGAATAAATCTTCTGTTATCAACAAGTAATTTATTAGCCAGTACGTTTGTTAAATCTTCAGTACCGTCTGCCGCTAGGTTAACTGTGTATGGTCCAGGTTTCTTAGAAGGAACTTTCCAATAAACATCTCCTGTAAATAATCCTTGATCTTTAAGAGTTATATCACCTTTCATAATACGTTCTGCATAAAAACATGCTTCACGTACAGAGTTAAATGCATATGATTGAGCACGACCGATTTGATTTTCATCAGCACCTGCCGCTTTCATTTGTGCTTCTGTTTTACCTGACTTACTTACAAAAATATTGTTTGTACTTGTAAAACTATTTCGATCTACATAACCTTTTGTCGCCGCTTGTAATTTTGGATCTGCAAATGATGGTGTCTCACTTAATAATAGTGGACCAGTCATTGTATCACCTGCTAGAGCAACTTTTGAATCTGTATACTTTTTGTTTACTGCTTCATCTGCTAGTGTAGGAACTCTTGGGTTACTACCATTTCTTAAAAGAATTTGTCCAGTAGCAGTATCACCACCACCTGCTAAAAAGTTAGTATCAACATAATCTTTAGTTGCGGCATCTCCTGTTTTTAACGGAGTACCTAAGTTTTCAATTAAAAAATTGTTAGCATCTAAGTTACCACCAAGTTCCGGACTTGTATCACGTACAACTTCTGTACCTGTATTTCTAATAATAATTTTTGTAGGATCAGTAGCATTATCAATAGTAAGGCCTTCACCTTCTAATAGTTTTTCTACTACTGCATCACCAGTTGTATTAGTTGCTAAAATTTTATTTGCTGTAATTGCTGAAGGAGTATTATCTAAGTTTTGAAAGTTTAAACCACCACCTAGTCCTAGTGCCGCATAAATTTCAACAAAGTTGTTATTAACTTTATCAAAACCTACTCTAATACTATCACCGGTAGCGTCATTACCTGTAGTACCAATGTTTACTTCTTTACGTGCCATATTTTAAACTCCGAAACTTTCCCCACATCCGCAACTGCTTGTTGCGTTAGGATTGCTAATATTCATATAAGAACCAAAAACTTCTTTCTTAAAGTCTACTGTTGTACCTGCTACAAACATTAGACCTGCTCCATCAATGGCAAAACTACCATTGCTTAATTCTATTACTTCATCGTCTTTGTTTACTTCGTTAACAGCATTCCATTCATACGTAAAGCCAGCACATCCGCCGCCCTTAACGCTTAATTTAACGTACTTTGTGCCTTCCTTGGCAATTACGCTTTCCATGTGTTCTTTTGCTGAATCTGTTACATTTACGATGCTCATATCAATATTTATGTTAAAATTTTATAATCCGAATGTAAACGAGTAAATACAACTGAAATGTTTATTAGAGTCGAAAACAGCATTACACATTACTATCGTAAGAGTAAAAAGGGTAAGTTTCACCCTTATAAACGCATGAAACAAATAGCAGTATTTGTTTGCGATGAGTGTGAGAAAGAATTTAAGCGTGAAAAAGGAAAAGTTGATCCTAAAAGATTAAGCGATAATTATTTTCATGTATGTGAAAACTGTGACCCTAAGAGATTTGCACAAAAGAAAGGCGTTCAAAAACGTCTTGTGTGGAATATGCCTGCAGGTAGTAGTTTAGATATTAGTAAAATTTAAAAGTCTAAAGCAAGTTGCCATTCTTCTGCAACGTTATCTTTGCTCCATTGCGGAAGCATAGTAGTAACTACTTCAACATTATTAATTTTATCATGTGCTTCAAGTGTAAGTTCTTTCACTTGTTTAAGAAGTTCATCAGCAAACGGACACCATGCACTAGTGAATGTCATTAATACATGTAATGTACCGTCTGCTGTGATTTTAAGATCATATATCAACCCTAGGTCGTATATGTTTATAGAAATTTCAGGATCAAATATCCCTTTTAGAGCATCAATTACTGATGAACGTACTTCATCACGTAGTACAGGATCTTCTTGTACATTATCTAAAGTTTTTTCAAAGGCATTTGATTCGACTTGCATTAGTCCTCTTTTTTCCAAATAGTCCATGCACCATATGCAATAGCCGCATATGCCGCTAGTTTTGCAAATGGTCCTGCAATAAGAACAATAACTCCGATTGCAATTAGAGCCATTCCATCAATTGATGTACGCTCTTCAAGTCTTGCTTTAATCCAATTTTTCATTTGTTTCCCCTTTATTTCTTTGTTGCTTTTTTCTTTGCAACTATTTTTTTACCCGCTGTTTTTTTAGCAGGCGATTTTTTCTTTGCAACTGTTTTCTTCTTAGGTTTCTTCTCTTTTACTTCCATTTCTTTTGTAAGCACAAGAGTTTCTTCTGATGAAAATAGTCGTGTTAACCATCCAAACATCTTATTCTCCTATTTGTCTGTTAATATAATTACCCCGCAGGCCAGTCTTTCACCTGCGTTTCCGGTTTTGAGTGATTCTTCATCTCCGCCTTGGCCAAGATCGTCCTCATCTGAATGAATTACAATACTACGACCCACTACACTTCGTTTGCCTATAAGGTCAATACGTTTTGCAATGATAGTGAAGTCGGCTATGCCGTCTGTGTTCGCTGTAACATTTTCTAAATCGCCAACGTGACCGTTCTGTAATCCGCCGTGATCTACATTATCCGGATTGTAGTGGCCACCAGCAGTTTCACAGCCATTTGTCAAATCACCAAATTCGTGTATATGAAATCCATGTTTGCCCGGTTTAAGTCCTGTAATACGTCCTACAATTACAGTGCCTTCACCTTCGTTTATTTGTCTTAATAAGATAGTACCTTTTACTGTTTCGCTTTGTTCTAGTTCGCACATGGCTGTAACATGTGATTGTGATTCAGTTAGTGCTGATAATTGTGTACAATCGCAGTTCTCTGCTTTTGTTCTAGCACATCTACTATCTGTGATTTCTTGCAAATTCATAATAATATTTATGCAAATTAATACTTGCTAGATTTTTTGCTTTGCTTTCACACATAATATCTGCATATGGTAAAAATGATAATGCCCAGTCATTAACAGCATTGTTAGGATAGTAATCACTGTGGGCTCTTAGTTTACCTTTTTTGTATCCTGATTCTAATAGTGCAGGCATGTCAGGCATAGTATCGTGTGTAAAGCCTTCTGGAAGTGCTTCATCTCTGCTGTATGAATAATGTATCACAGGACGCACACCACGCCACGAATCTATTACGCGAGTAAATCTATCGTCGGTAGGACGAATGTATTCACCTTCACGGCACCAGTGATGGTGTATGTCAAGTACGAGGGCACAGGTGTCGACCAGTTCAAGACTGTCCATGATACCCCATTTGTTTTCATCGTTCTCGATCGTAATGCAGTTTCTCGCTTCTTGAGATAATCTTGTGTTAACTGCGTGTTTGATACCGGCTGGACCTTGTCTGCCTGATATATGGACATTGCATTTGAAGTCCTGGAAGGTCTTGCCGTATCCCATCCAGCGTATGACATCGGTGTGATATTCAAATTCTTCTACGCTCCTATTTACTATTTCCGGATTATCTGAAGCAAGGACTGTAAATTGGCCTGGGTGCATTGAGAGTCTAACATCGAGGGCTCTTGCTGTTTCTCCGACTTTCGCAAATTCTCTCGACGCATAGTCCACCACGTCAGGCTTACGCCAATAATAACTCCACTCATGCTGGGTATAAACAGGAAGTACATCACTACCCAATCTGACCATTCTAAGTTCATCTGGCAATCCTCCTACATACTTGATAAGATTGTGGTACGCTTCAATATTGTGTACCATGATATCCCACAAGCGTTCTTCAGCAACATCTTTAGTTTGTCTATTAAGCCACTGAACTGTTGTACTACGAGTATTTAGTGGCCGCTGAATTTCTTCTAGTAATTTTTTCTTTTGTGTTTGATCTGGATGCATGTACTTACATGCAAATCCTAAACGTTTAACAGTTCCAGTCGAATTCATCTTTTAGTATTTTCCAAGTTTCTTTGTAGTTCTTTACATTATAGCAGTGACCAAGGTCCTTGTCAATGATTACTTTTTTCAAAGGATAATCATTTCCTTCTTTGTGCATTGCATCACCAAAGAAATGTATTATATCATCAACAGGATCAAAATCTTTTATAATTTGGCTTTTATCAAAACCGTTTTGGAAGATATCCATTCCAGTTTCACCACCTACTACTGCATTTAATCTTGGAAAATAGTTATTGAACGCTCTTGCAATAGTATTTCGTTCATTGTTTTTTGTATCGTAATCTACATATAGTTTTCTTTCACCTAGTGTAGCATTACGTCCTACGATACTGTAGTTAATCATACCTGGTCGTTCTTCAATATGGTTACCTGTACGTAATGGAAATGTACTTTCTTCTAGTTTAGACTCTAACCAATGTCGTGCATCTTTAGGTAATGTCCAAGAACTTGTATGAATATTTTTATTACCTTTGTACACATCACAACCACTGCAATTATATACACGTTCAGCCATACCATACAGCGTGTCGCCTACTTGTTCAACTGTTTTAGGTCTATCACTACCTGTAACAAGGTATACATAATTAGTTTTACAAATATTAAGAAAGAACTTTTCAAACTCAGGGTCAATCTTTCCTCTACTAGGAGTAAGTGTTCCGTCTACATCAAAAATAAGTCTATTTACAACTGTCATGTCCAATTATTCCTTACCCACGGATCTTCACACATATGAGGATTTGGGTCACCGTGAAAGACACAAATACAACATTGACTAGGTGGTACAACTTCTTCTATTTTACTAAATTTTCTATTACCTTTTGAACCGCTTTGTAAAGATCTATCTTTACGTATTTCCCATTTCCAACTTTGTATCCATTCATCAGGCCAAGTTTTGGCTGTACCTTTTGCCGCTGTCCATAACCAGTCTTGATCTCCAAAGTGTTTTTGGATAATTGCTTTTGGATCTTTAATAAAGTCTGTCCACACATGATTGAGTTGACCTAACTTAAATCTAATTACAGAACTATTATACTTTTCCCACTTAGGTTGCATCGCTCTTGTAAAGTCTCTAATAACACACCAATCATCTGTTTCGTATTCAAATAATTTATTTAGGTTACCACTAATAACTACATCAAGATCCATATACAAGATTGTACTATCTTGTGCTAAAGGTAAATTTGCACTATACATATATGGTTTACACCACCAACCTGAAAGTTCTTTTGGTAACTCTAAACATTGAATGTCTTTATCTAATCCTCTAGGATCATCTGTAAGACAAACAAACTTAAAAGGAATAGTTAGGTTACGTTTTACCATACTGTACAATACATTTACATATTGACTAGAATATTTGTTACCGTGTTTTAAACATAATACATAATTTTGTTTATGTAATTTATCAGGAGCACGTTCTCCATAAAGTTCTTGCCAATCTTTTGTTTTTTGTTCTTCATCAGCAATGCGTAACTTGGCTTCTAATTTATCTTGCTTTTCTTTTCGACGCTTTTCACGAATAACTTTCCACTGTTCTTTTGTGTATTGTGATTTGTCTAGTTTTGCCATCTATCAATGTCCTCGGGAGTGTTTATTTCTACTCCATTAAAATCAGCATGTAGGCATCCTATATCCCAACCTGCTTTAAGCCAGCGTAATTGCTCTAACTTTTCAACTTGTTCTTCTTGTTCAATTTCGTAAGTATTATAAAATTCTAATACGTTACGTGAGTATCCGTATATACCTAAATGCCAATGTCCGTATCCTGTAATACCTCTACCAAACCATAATGCTTTATCGCCTGATCGAATCATCTTAACACTATTAGGATCGTCTTGCATTTCTTTGGGCATGTCTGTCCACAACGTAGTTATTTGATAATGTTGCAAATGCCATATACATCGCTCTATCATTTGTAATGTTACATCAGGCATATCACCTTGTACATTTACAAACTGATCATACTGGTCTAGTAATGCACTTTTCTTAACTGCACCTGCAATTCGTTCAGTACCGTTTTCATAATTATCATTGTCCATAATACAATTTGGACCAATAACATTATAAATGTCTTGATGGTCAGTAAGCACGTATGTTGGTATCTTAGACGCTGTACAAGCGTCATACACTCGCTTTATCATAGGAACACCATTAAGCATAGCAAGTGGCTTGCCAGGGAAACGTGTGCTACCGTATCTAGCCGGTATAAGAATAGCGGTGGATTTCATCTACTACCTTTTCAAAGTCTTTTAAATGTAATGCGTTTGGACCATCACTGGGTGCATTGTCTGGATCATGATGAACTTCTAAAAAGAAATTTCTGACCCCAAGAGCACTCCCAGCACGAGCCAACCCAGGCACATAATCACGATTACCACCGCTACTAGTCCCGTGTCCTCCGGGTTTTTGGACAGAGTGCGTAACATCAAAAACGACATCAGCATCAATATTGTTGAGCATATAGTCAAGACCAGTATAATCCACCACAAGAGTGTTATATCCAAAACTAGTTCCCCTTTCAGTTATCCAAACTTCTTTTGCACCTTCTGTTTTTGAAAGTATATTATCAACGTCCCAAGGTGCTAGAAATTGTCCCTTCTTAATATTTACAATCTTTCCTGTTTTACATGCCGCCTGTACTAGGTCAGTTTGTCTACACAAGAATGCGGGTATTTGTAATACATCTACAATGTCATTATAGTATGCACCTATTTTAAGAATTTCATTTATGTTATGTACATCAGTAACTATCTTAAAAGGATTTTTTACTTTGTCTTTAATAATTGCAAAGTCATCCATAGTTGTTTTAAGACCTAAGCCTCGAATACCTTTTAGATTAGAACGATTTGCTTTATCAAAACTTGCTTTAAAAATATATTCAATATCGTATTTTCTACAAACACGACTACACTCTACAGCAATTCTTAAACTCTGTTCTAGTGTTTCATGTTGACATGGTCCTGCTATAATTCTCAATGGTTTCTCCCTCCGTCAAACACACAAATAAAATATAAATCATCATGCATACCTGCATGTACACGATGGAATACACCGTCTTTGATTAATACTGTATTACCAGGTTCAACTTTAATTGTTTCATCATCAAGTTCCATTTTGCCAACACCTTCAATAAACATATACACTTCTTCTTGGCCTTCATGTTTATGTCCTCTAGTGCTTTTTCTTCTGTTCAGTCTAGTACTAGATACAACTAAATTATTAAGTTCTGTATTGTCTTTTACAATATAGTTTTCATCTTCTTTGACTATGTTGCCTCCGACTCTCCAATGTGTGTATTTCATATTATGCCTCGAGTAAAGATCTTCGAGCCTCATAAATTGCTGAATTGGCACCGTGTTCTGCACATTCTACTTTTACACAATAGCAACGATTGTTACTAATTTCTTTAACAAGTTTGTCTGCAAAATTAAATGCATGTTCTGCAAATTTCTCTGCACCAACACCATCCATTACAACAATTTCTGCTAGGTCAAGTTCTTGTAGTTCCATAAACTTGTCCATGTGCGGATCGTTTTTATCAATTGCTGTCTTGTGATCAAAGTTATCTTCTAACCATTTCTTTAGTGGCTTTAGTCCACCAAAGTCAACTGCCCAGTTTTTGTTATCTAGTTCTTTACAACCAAACGTAAATGTAAATGCTAGACTGTAACCATGCAACAAATGACAGTGCGAATGATCTGCATTTGGTTGTCTAAAGACTGCTGACAGTCCAATGTTATGTCCGTAATGTTTTGTACTATAATGTATTCCCATAATTTTCTCCTACTTGTATTATTTTATGGGCGGCAGAATTAGAAGGGTTGACGCCAAGTCCTTGATGTATGTATATATGCCAACTTACCTGTCGGTGAAAATTTTCTATAAACATAGCACTATTATAGCAGATTATTTGTTTTTGTCAATAAGTTTTTTTAAATTTTCGTAATTATCAATAAAAAAGTTATCAAAATGATCCCATTGTTCAGGTGGTTCCCAATCGTCAGGCTGTATTTGTAAAAACTTTATATTAGGATAGTGTTCAAACAGTTTGGCAGTTTGATATATCCAATAACTAGGATCAGTAGCAGGCTTGTTTTGGTTGTTGTAATTATCTGTGCTTTTGTAGACGTTATTAAATGTGTTGTTATTACCCCATAAATCAAATCCTAGCATTACTACATACTCAGGTTGAATAGTACATGCTAAATTTAATGCATGTCCTCCACTCCCCCAATGCCACGGATCGTCTTGTCGCTTTTCGCCTTGGTATGGAAGTTGTGGTAAGCATAATACATTACGCCAAAAACTAAATTGCTTGTACCAATCACTTCTAGTGTATACAGTATTTTCGTATGAATTGTTTACTGCTTCTTGTACCATGCGTCTGTCACAGCAAACTAATTGATCTGGATGAAAGTCTCTATGAACAGCATTAGTTCCAATAGTACTTCCTAACCATTCCAATGTATACAGGTCAAAATTCTTACGGCTTTCCCCGTTGCCTATAACGGTAACATACTTCATAAGTGTATTTACTTGCCGCGGATGTCTTTGACTAGGTTTTTAATATCACGTATTTCAGATAATACGGATTGAACATTTAGTTCTGCTTTTGCTGTTCTGTCTGCAATAGTGCCAATAGTATGTACTGTCCAAAACCACCATGTAACAGCCGTCATAGCAAATGCACCTGCACCAATGCCGGCAATAATTTGCCAATCCATTGATCCAAAGTACCATAGTCCTACTCCGATTATAATATATAAGATAGGCGATACCTTAGCGTACAAGTCCCACCATCGTACATCACGCTTTATCTTATCAGGCTCGTTTTGAAAATTTTTAAAGATTATTGTTTTATTATTGCTCATATCAATATTTATCTTTGTATGTAAATCTGTTAATACGACAGTATTATGTTCCGATAAATCCCCATGATGACCAGTTACCTGGTGTACCACTTGCTGTACATACCCAACCAATTGGAGCAGTATTTTTTGGATTTTCATTCCACACTGTGTCACCTTTGTTCCAGTGTCCGTTAGTTGGCGGCTTGTCCGCAACCATAAACAAACGATTTTGAAAACGTATGTTACCTGCAACTTCTAAATCCTCTGAAGGATTTTTTACACCAATACCTAGTTTACCGTAAACACGATGTGTACTACTAGTATTGCCTTCTTGACCAATTGTAACATCACCGTTAAAACTTACTTTAATACGTGCTTGGTCATCTGTTATTATACGTAAATTTTTATTATTATATGTTCCAATTTTAGCATCACCATCTTCAGCGTCAATAATAATATTAGTGTCATTAGCAAAGTTGTACACTGCTAAATCACCTGCAGGCTTATCTGTACCAATACCTAGTCTATCTAAGTTAGGATCAAAGAACAATGTTTCAGCAACACTTAGACGTCCTGCAACATTTAAATTACGTAAAGTACCTACTTCTTGTAAACTACTTTTACGAACAGTTCCTCCTAGTGTATCAAATGATAATACATCATTGCCGTCAATCATAAACGAACGATCTTTGTGTATGTCTATAGGTTCAGTAGACCAAAATCTATCTGGATTGTTTTTGTAAATGAATTGTTTACTGTATTTGCCACCACTCCATAAAAAGCCTGTGCCAACATTTGATTTACGTTTGTTTTTGTGTGTGAATTCTATAAACTGACGTTCTGTTTTTTCATCAGCAATAAGTTCTTTAGTAACAAGACTGTCAACTTCTAGTGTACCTTTTACATGAACATTACCAACAAAGTCTGCATTACCTTGTACTTGTATATCGCCCATAAGTGCATTAGTTTTAATCTTATCAACAACAACAAAGCCGTCCATTATAGTTAAAACAGTTGCAGTTGCTTTGTCTAGTATACCTACAGAACTAAAATCTTGTAGTGGGCCACCTTTGATCCATTCCCCGTTGAACTCGCCTGATTTTAAATCAAGTTGTTCAACTCTAATCCCTTCGGGTTTGTCACCAAAAGTGGCCACGGGCATTAAACTATCTCCTCAACTATTCCTAGCACTTCTGCTAAAAATAATACTACTCCTCCGAGCATTAGTAAAAAACCTGAATCAGCAATAAAAATATCAGTGTACTCATTTGCTGTCCATAAAATATATCCTGCAACTGCCATTAGGCCCGATGCTACGAATCTAAATATACTTTTTACAATACTAACTGCAAAGTGTCCTTTGCTAGGATCTTTGTTTGCTATATTCATATTTAATCCCTTCTTTCGAAGATCTCATCAATTAAGCCATAATCAAGTGCTTCTTGTGCAGTCATAAACTTATCACGTTCCATATCATTACTTAATTCGTCAAACTTTTTGCCTTTAGAATTATGTTTTTCATAGACGTATGTAAGTTCTTTTTTCAACTTGATAATTTCTTCTGCATGAATTTGAATATCAGTTGCTTGTCCACTAGCACCACCACTTGGTTGATGTATCATGTGTCTAGCATGTGGTAACATAAATCGTTTACCTGGCTCTCCTGATTGTGCAAGTAGACTGCCCATTGAACATGCTTGGCCCATTACGTAAGTCCACACAGGTGATTTGATGTATTGCATAGTATCATATATTGCCATACCACTGCTTACTACGCCACCTGGTGAATTAATATAAAAGTTAATTGGCTTATCACGGTTTTGTGATTCTAAAAAAATCAATTGTGCTGTAATACTGTGTGCTACAGCGTCGTGAACCGGACCGTTTAAAAATACGATACGTTCTTTTAATAGTCTTGAAAAGATGTCATATGCTCTTTCGCCATTATGTTCTTTTTCAACGACCATTGGGATTAGGTTACTCATTAATATACTCCTATCAGTATTGTTTCTGGGTTTATTCTACCATTCATTATAGTAGGGGTTGTTGTAAGTTTCTCAATCCAGTTTTCAAACTTTTTACGTGTATTGAGATTCTTGACTTCTTGTAATTGCTCCATAGGTTTTCGTAGGGTCCACCATACGCTTTCTTTTTCTTTATAGCGTTGTAGTGTTTGACCTTTAAGAGCCAATCCACTTCCTTCTCTACCAGTTCCTGTTGGATCTTCCATGTTAGTATAGTATATTCCAAGTTTTCTATTCTTGCTATTAAACACAACAAGACATGTTGCTCCAATTAGTTTGTGTGGAAGAATACTTGAAATTGCATATTTCTCATCGGAAATTTTATATTTTAGTTTTTCAGTAAGTTTTTCAGGTGACTTTCTGCTTATTTTTCTAGGCTTTCTATTTGCTTTACTTTCTGCAATAATAGCATCACATGCACTAATAATAGCAACCATAAAGTCGTATAGTTTTTTAATATCTCTTTTGTCGTAATGTGCATATGCTTCTTTTAGTTGTTTAGCATAATCTTTTTCTAGTTCTGAAAACTTAGAAGTATCAGGCGGATTTAGTAATTCGTTGTATTCTTTAATTGCTGTTTCGTAAAATCCAGTTATATTTCTAGCATGTGGTTGTTTACATTGTTGTTGACGCAACCTTTGTAGGGGTTTAATCGCCTTAAAATCTTTAATCTTTCTATCTGTAAAATCATCTAATGCTTGTTCAAAGTCTTGCACCATTACAGCACATTGTTCTCTAATACGTTCTTGTATAGTAGGTTTCCATACTTTATCTTCTTTCTTTTGTTCTTCTTCTTTTTCTTCTACAATGTTTTGTGCAACATCAAGTATTTCATTTAACCATTTATTGATGTATTCTGAATGAGGCTTTGGAGTTCCCATTGTACCTGGAAGACTTTCCCAGTATTCATTATACTTTTGATGTACATTTGGCATACCTTGTTTTGTTAGATTACAAAGACAACCTAATGTACTGTTAAATCTATTCTCAGGTGCTTTAGTAAGGACGCTATACTTGTCTTTCCATTCATCACTAGTCTTTACCCAATCTAATGTATATCTTTTAAAATCGCTATTCTTCTTTTCTAAACGATAATATTGAAATGCATGATCCTTGCATCTGCTAAAGTAGGCACCTTCCCACTCTGCACTATCCGTGAAATCAGGAACAGATGCACTCTTCGGTCTTTTAACAAGTTGTTTTCTTTTTGCCATCAGCATAAAACTCCAAATAAAGTATTGTTTAAATTATATATAGTCTTTTTAAAAAAAGCAAGAGGTTTTATGAGTCAATCTGCTCAATTGTGAGGATTTGTTACTATTTGTCGAAGTAAAACTTAGAACCCCATGAAGATTTAATCTTACTGAGGATTGATGCATTACAACCAATAACCTTCTGTGTTGAATTATTATCAATAATAGTATTGTATTTGATCCAAGTCCAGAACTGAACAAAGTCTGCGTCAGTTGTTCCAGGTTTCGCTACTACTTTATATCTATTAATAACAGGTATTTCAATAGTAAGTTTACCTTTGTTGGTTTGTAATTGTGCTTTCATTTTATGTTGATTTGCCTTCGTTAATCACAGGACCAAAGTTTGCACCTGGCATTACAATACATGCAAAATCTACAGCAGGCATTATAACAATTGAAACTGAAAAGGTTATTGGGTTGGCCCATATAACCATTGGTCCTCTAAGAAACTGTCCATTTGGTAAACTCCATGTAACTAATGCTTGTGCTGTCGGTATTTCACCGTGATCTCTCAATAGTTTTTCAACAACTGGAGCAGGTCCACAATCAACCAAAATAGGTAACTTCATTACACCCTGATTAGGTTCTTGTTGAGGGGGTGGTGTTTCCTGAGCAACTAATGGTTGTATCAGCATACCTCCGGAAAGCAATATTGCTCCGATGGTTAATGTTAAAGTTTTAAATAGATGTTTCATACTGTTATTTATGGCGGAAGGACTGGGATTCGAACCCAGGGAAGAGTTACCCCTTCGTCGGTTTAGTAAACCGGTGCTTTAAGCCGCTCAGCCATCCTTCCACAAGTTTAACTTATAGTAATCATCCACGGCTCTCCGTAGATCAAAACGTGTATACTGTTAACAACGAGTGCAACTCCTAATATTTCTAAGTAACCCATTACTTTTCTTCTTTCCTTATATTAACTTCTTGCTTGTGTACTACAAACTTTTCTACTTCAGACGGTTGTTTTACTAACCATCCACCTTCATTAACAATAAAGACATCACCAGGTCTGTATAACCAATGGTCTTTAGGTTTACCATCTTGAGTGAGACCCATTACTTCTCCAGGCCAGTCCCCGGCAACTCTAAAGTTCTTACCAAATTGTTCTACAGTAAAATCAAGCCACATCATAGATCAGTCTCGTTTATTTGTATACAAATTGCTTGAGTTGACAGATTAAAGTAACCGTCACCTTTACCTACTTGTTCACTTAACATATCTCTCATACGAAAACATTCGTCCATAGTTCCTGGTAAGTCAACAACTGTACTAAAGGCTACTCCTGCTTCTATCCATATATAAACTAGATACCACATTACATAGTTTCCTTGCTTGATTTTATCAAACCGTAAACCTCAATTAGGTTGCTGATTTGTGTAGCAAGGTGTGGCCATTTTTCTGTAAGTGTTTCTGCGAAACTATTACGTTCTTCAATTGACATTCTTGCAAATTGTTCAACTAGTGTATTAGTATCCATTTGTTTACTCCTTATTGTGTAAATTTAATATACTACAAAAAGTAATGTTTGTCAACCTCTTATAGATATTCAAGTTGTCCTGTAACTGTGTACATCTTTATAATAATTGATTCTACATCACTTTCAGTCAAGAAACCTTTCACTGTATCACCATTTTCTGTGATACCAGGCATTTCAACTTGACTATCACCTTTGAATACAGCAATCTCGTATAAGCCTTTGCGTCCGCCATAACTTACTTCATTCTGTATAATTGACAGTTCATATCCACCAAAGCGTACTTTGGCTTGTATGCCTTTAGGCATTAACGTTTCATTAAATTTTATATCATTAAAAGTCATTATCCTCTTCTCCTTTGTCTAAATCTTCTCTTAATTGTTTTAGTTGTTCGGAAGTCATACCAGTAACCTCGCCGATACTTTGTTGTAATTTTACTGCATCTGGATGATCTGAATACACACCACCTTTTTCAAAATCACGTTCGTCTAAGATAGGACCTTTGGTATCACTATCACGCATCATCATAATAAATTCTTCAAGTAAGCGATCTTTAATGAAAGTTTCTAAATTCATATCAGTATTGTTTTCTATCTCTATATCTAAATCACTAACAATAGGTGTATGTGCATCTGCCCACATCATTGGTATTCCGTCTTCACCATAATAGACTTCTACGATTTCATACCAAAACAAATCCGGAGATTCTTTCTGGTAGCGGCGCATTATTCTAAAGTTCCAAGTCATTTTGTTATCTCTCTAATTTTTAATTTATAATCGTACATCGAATTGTGTCCATTGAATTTTATAAGACAGTCTGTTATAGTATAGTTCTTCCATTGTACTGTTTGTCCTGATGGGTATGTAACTTCATATGTTCTTACTACGGTATCCATTTAGTTTGTCCTATATAGTTGCGTTGGTGCGGGCGGCGAGACTCGAACTCGCACGAACATACGTTCTCAAGATTTTAAGTCTTGTGTGTCTACCTATTCCACCACGCCCGCGGCTAACGCCTTTAATTAATCTGATTGTATTGCTCCCAAGGAAACGTCTTACTGTTTATATACTATACTATCGAACGATATAGATGTCAACTATTTTGTATATAAAAATATGTTTTTTTGAGCAATTTTTTTATGACAGGATGTCTTGTGTTAAAGTTCCATGCAGTTAGATATCCTACTAGGTTAGGTGAAAGTAAGTTTCCTAGTTTGTCACGAAGTTCAGTTGTACTGTTTGCTTTTCGTAACATATCTAATGCTTGTTCTTTGTCTGCGTGTCTTAGCAGTTCGCTTGAGATATTCTTTGCAAAGGCTTCTATCTCATCTTGATTACCTAAATACTTTTGTTCTCTATCAGTTGCACGAAAGCCTTTTTGTGTCGCAAAGTCTCTTTTACGATATTGATTACTATGAATCATTTCATGTTCAAGTGCATCAATAACTCTAAATTTAATTTCTTCTATGGTATCTGCTGAAAACTTTATACCATTTTTGTTTTTTGGGTTAAACAATAAATCAATTCTATAAGGATCTAATTCATCTTCATCGTCCCATGGATCATATGTCGCATTAAGATTCATATCATTAACATCAACGTTGTCAGTGTAGTCTACTGACACTTTTTCAACTCCTAGACCTGCTATTAGGCTTTTTAACTTCCTAGCAACATACTTAGGTTGAAGATTGTCTTTAGTAAGATAAGTTAGAAAAGGTTCTAATATCTTTGCTAGTTCTGATCTGTCTTGAGGTTGTTGTACTTCATATAAACGCATAATGCTATTTAATCTAATTTGTATTCAAAATTTTGAGATACGCCGTTTATATGTACTTGCTTTGCACCATTCTTAATATGAAAATGTGTTGCCATAGGTGTTAGTGGCGACAGTGTTACTAGTCTACTAAACTTGTTTGCAATAGTCCATTCTCTTAATTTTGTAATTATTTCTCTACCTGCTCCACGTTTGCGTGACCAAACAGTGTATGCAATAACAATCTCGCCTCGTTGGTCCTCTTGGTTAGCCGCTTGTGACATATAATCCATTTCTCTAACTGTAAATGGAACCTCAGGGCATAGTGCTATACAAACGATTGCTTCGATCTCATCGTTGTATTTTAATCCAAATATTTTACGTCCTTTTGTAATTCTAAAACCTAGTGTAAGTTCCGGTCTAACAGGATCCTCACTTACATCAATGTCGTCTAGTTCAACTAGTTCAGTACCTTTTACCCACTTAAAAAAGTCTTCAACACTGTCTTTAATTTTTAACATTAATAGTATCTTCCTTTTTCGTTATTGACCATGCACCATGATCAAGTTCTTCCCATAATAGAGTGTCACCATCATCCCAACCCATTTGATTAAGACTTTCAGGTGGCAGATCTAAAAAGAGTTCTTTTGTTTTTCCATTTTCTCTTACTTGTACGATCCAACTGTTCGGACCTGTTTTCTTAGGATAAGACATCCTGATCTCCCTATAATATTTCGTCTGCTATTCCCATGTCAATCATTTGTTTAGCAGTGTAGTATTGGTCCGAAGGATTTTTAATAAACTTTGTACGAACCTCTTGCATTGACATGCCTGTTGCTTCTTTCAATATATTTAAGCATCTAATTTCACAGTTTTGATTTTCTTTCATCTGTGCCCTCATGTCATGCATTTTAGAATTCATCTCATCACTGTGTTGATGATTCATACTACCTGCATTTTTACCAATATATCGTTCACCTTCTTTACCACTTGCAAAAATTAAAAAGCCTGCACTCATAACAGCACCAATACCAACAGTAGATATATTATGGTAACTGTATTTCATTACATCAATAAGTGCAAAGGCTTCGTATAAATCTCCACCATATGTATTAATGTATAGTTCTAAAGTGCGTTTGGGTTTTTTCTGTAAGTTTGCCGACAGTATCCATTTAATACAATCGCCAACATTATCTGTAGTAATTTCTCCGTGTAGATAATATACGTCATTATCCAGAAGACTTTTGTCAATTGTTTCACTAAATGTTAAATTATCATATTTAGAAGGCATAATAGTAATATACGTATATTTAGTTTAAAAGTCAACATCTTTATTGTCCAAGTACGGCCCCCATCCCGCCTACTCAGTGATCTGGCTCATTATGAACACGGAGTACCTACCAAACTACGCTCACGGATCCCCAGATCTTTCCTTATATGTAGCATATGCTACGAATTGGCCTGCCCGGCAGGACTCGAACCTGCGACCTACTGTTTAGAAGACAGTTGTTCTAATCCAACTGAACTACGGGCAGTAACTTCAATTATACTCCCTATAGTTCTTGATAGCCCATTTTTCAACAACAGGTAAACCAAATTCATCTTCGTCTACTGCAATATAAGCCACAGTCTTTTTAACTGTACCATAACGGTATCCTTGACCAACTACATCGCCTACCCAGATCTTGTGTGGGAAGTCGCACCATGTATCGCGATCATTTAGTGAAAATTCAAAATGGTTGCCCACTTCCTTTTCAACAAATGCTCCAATTGGGTCTTTAGTGTGAGTCCAGTAAGCCATGTAGGCCTCCTATTGCTGTTTTCTAACTATGTACTTATAATAACACCACCCTATATAGAAGTCAACCACTAATTGCAATTATGTACTAATATTTTTCCAATTAAGCGATAAATATCTACATCGAAGCGAGGATGTGTACATGGATTTTTTAGCGTTTGTTGGCGAAGTTGGTTTCCCTATTGCAGGAGCAATAGCCGCGGGATCTTTTGTCTTCTTAACGTTAAAATTTATCCTAGCATCAGTAACAGGGTCAGTACAAGGTATCAAAGGTATTATTGGTGCATTAGATAATCGTGTTCAAACTATGAACAACGACCTTGTTAAAATAGATGCATTATTAAGTTATGTATTAAGTATTAGACCAAACGTTGATCGTATTGCGGCCAACGAAGGAAAAGAGGACGCTCGACGTGATTAAGAATTTAAAAGACTTAATAATAGTTGTACTAGTAATTGGTGTGTTATCATTACTAGGAGTTATTATTATAGGCGACTACTATGTTGCACTACAAGAAAATAGACCAGTAGACGAAAGTGTTATCACATTAATGAAAATGGCACTTACAGGATTGATTGGTATCATCGCTGGATACATTGGAAGCAAATAATGACTAACGAATTAGCAACTGCAATTAAAGACTTTGGGTTTCCGATTGTTGCCGCTATGGGGTTAGGTTATTTTGTTTATTATGTATGGAAGTGGGTAACCACTGAAATTAAACCTGTGTTAGGTGAAGCACAATCTACACTTATAAAATTAGTCGATCGTGTTAGAATGTTAGATAATGATATGATTAGACTGAACACAAAACTATCAATGGTGTTAGAATACAAAGATGAGATAGAACAAGCCTCTGGGCAAAAATTAGACATAGACGATATTCTAACTAGAAACAAAAGTTTTTCTGAAGGATTTGATAGTACAGGGAAAAAATAAATGTCTGAAGAACAAAGAAACTATTTTGCTTTGACTAAGTATGTACTGATAGGATTAATATTCAGTATTGCAGTTGGAGTTGTAGTTTCTCATATATGTTATTAACATTTTTATTTTTACTTTTTGCTAAACACGCAATTTGTGATCTAGCAATTCAACGACTATTACAGTCAAACAAAGAAAAGTATTTTAATCAACAAGCACATATTCACTACTTACATCACGGCTTAGGCAGTTTGTTTGCAGGACTTGTTATTGATATTAAGTTCGCTTTTGTAATTTTTGTTTTAGACTATCTAATTCACTGGCACGTTGATTATTGTAAGACTCTTGTTCGTAAGTATTATGATCTGAAGGAAAAGGATTTGCAGTTTTGGGTATTGCAGTCTGCGGACCAGATGCTACACTACTTGACGTATATCCTATTTGCTGTTTTAGTTCTGCAATTCTACGCTTAATTTGTATTACACGATATTCTATATCACTTACCTGTTGCAATAAAAACTCCATTCCAATCTTTTGGTAAGTCTTGTGTTTGCTGGAATTCACAACGTTCAATCCACATCTTATAATATCCTTCCATCTTACCATCAAAGTGTCGCATTAAATTATTGCAAAGTTTAATTGCTTCTTTAAAGTTTTGGTTTCTATATTCGTTATGCATACGAACATGCATCTCTTGACTTTTTGTTATTGCATGTGTAACTTCAATATTTAATACTGTGTATATTGCAAGTCCAACACTTTTACCTTTGACTTGTAGATCATCTACTTTGAGATAGAAGAAGTCGTCTTTTGTTGCTTTATATGTTGCTTCTCCAACAAGTAGTAGACATCCGTACTCTTTACATTTACTTTCAATACGAGCGGCTGTACTGACTGAGTCTCCGAGGACATCGTAACTGTGTCTTTGTGTACTGCCCATTTCGCCAAGATAACCAAGGCCAGTATTAATGCCGGCACCCATACCAACAGGTGGCCTGCCTTCGCTAGTAATTTTTTCATTAAACTTCTCCACTGCGGTTAACATTTTTAATCCTGTTTGGATTGCACTCTTAGGATGATGCGGATCGTCTAGTGGTGCACCGTGAATGTGCATACTTGCATCACCAATATATTTAATAACCATACCATCTGCATCTAGTATAGGTTGCGTAATTGCATCCATATAACTATTCATAATTTTAGTTAGGCCTTTTACATCATCTCCAAAACTTTCACCTAATGGTGTAAATCCTCTTAGATCGGAGAAGCAAATTGAAACTTCTTTTTTCATACCATCTTTAATCAGTGCAGGGTTCTCTTGTAGCATACGTACTACTGTAGGTGACGCATATCCTGCGAACTGTTTCTTGATTGCTTGTTTCTCAAAAAACTCAACTACAAATCGATTAAACGTTGCATGAAACCCTGTAATAACAGTTACAAGTACAAACCAACTCCAATCCCACAGCATTAAATGCTTCGTAAACGCAATATAAGCACCGTACACTGGCGTTATAGAAGTAACGAGTATCATTGCCCCAACGGCCCAGTAAGGAGCACGTACGGCTACTAATATTAACAGTAAGCCACCTACGATTGTTGCTATCCATTCTACAAAGGTAGCATAATCAAAACGTACAATAGTGTCTCCATTTATAATAGTTTGGAGGCTAGTAGCAATAGGCATATGTCCAAATTGTTCTCCACGTGGAGTGGCTATTACATTGGCTAACCCTTCTGCTGTAATTCCTACAATTACTGTTTTGCCTGCTAACATACTATAGTCATCTTGTGAAGCACTAACAGTTTCAAATTCTTTATTATAACGTAACCATATTCTACCATATTGATCAGTTTTAATTGTTGCATATTTTGGAACACGCATTGCAGTGATTCCACCTTGTTGTGTTTTAACTTGATAACTTGGATCACCAACAGCAACACGAATAGTTTCCATAGCAACACTAGGATATGTTTCGTCACCAACTCTCATTATAAGAGGCACACGTCTTACAACACCATCTATTTCTGGTACAGT